ACCAAAAGTATCGGTACCTATGAGATGTCCAAGGCTGAAGGCGATAAGCGCTACACCCTTGGCGCTATGTATATCCCTGACCGCCTAGATGCTCATGGCGAATGGACAAGTGCCGATGAGTTGCAAAGAGCAGTTTGGGATTATGTTCGCACTAATGACCGTCGTATCCGATTACAACACGATAGAGAAGTTGTTGCTGGCGAATGGGTAGAAGTTATGGCTTTCCCATACGAACTAACAGTTCCGATTACATCTATTTCTGGAATTCCAACCAATCATACTTATCCAGCCAACACCGTTTTTCTTGGAGTTATCTGGGAACCTTGGGCTTGGGAGAAGATTCAAAACGGTGAGATTCTCGGTTATTCAATAGGCGGTAAAGCAGAGCGTCTATATGTAGATATGGAACCAGTTGAAAAAGATGATGGTCCCACAGTCAATTCTGTCCATGTTGATACAATAATGAATCCAAAGAAAAAAAAACCAAAGTACACCAAAGATGGCGTATTGATAGACGAAACTGGCGGAGCGCAAACAAGTTGAAAAGGAAAACAAAATGAAAGATATAAAAATCCTCAAAGAACTTCGCCAAGGTCCTATGAAAACCATGAAAGATGACGAATACGCGATGATTGAAGAAGAGGTCAGTCAAAAGGGAATCTCAGGCATCACGGGTTACGCTAAATATACAGTTGAAAAGGCTATGCGAGACATGGCTTATTCAATGAAAGATAAAGTTAAAAAACACGGCAACCATGACCAGTCAAGCCACGGCTCATGGGCTGGCGACGCCGCGGGTAGCGCTGAAAGCAATACAAGCGGAGAGTATTCTGTAAAAAGCACAACCGATTCCGCAGGTGGTAGTTATCACAGAGTTGATGCAACTACAACCCCTTCTAATTTAGATAAATTATTTGGTAAAGGCAAGGAAATGTTGGGCGATGAATATGAGAGAAAAGTAACCGAACAATGGACTGCTAAATTTACGGACAAAGCGACTGGGAAATCTTTTGTTGCTTCTGTTTACGATTGGATGCGGTACGACGACAAGGGAATGACCGCAGAGCAAGGTCAAAAAATACCCTTGCTTGGCAGAAATGAATCACATAGTTTTCATATTGGCGCAGACTCAAAAGAACAAGCACAAATTGTAAGTGATTATATTACTTCTAATCAAACTTCTGGCGTAAATAAAGCAACTTCACTTAAAAACGGAGACATGGTTTCTTGGCAAGCATCAGGGGGAACAGCCCGAGGCAGAGTTGAACACATCATGCGCGAAGGCGTTTTGGGTATTCCAAAGTCATCATTTAGTATTAAGGCTGAAAAAGATGACCCAGCAGTTCTTATTCGTATTTACAAAAATGGCAAAGAGACAGAAACTTTAGTTGGACATAAGATGTCCACGCTCAATAAAAACGCATCTCTCTAAACCAAGAAGGCAGTACATGAAATCAGCCGAGCGTGAAGTTCTTGACCTATTAAGAGAAGGTCCGCTTTGGGATACTTTGGATTCAGAGTTCAAAGTCATTGAATTAGAAATTGATAAAAAAGGAATTCAAAATTTAAGTGGCGTTGCGGCGATGATTGTTTATGGAGCAGTTGAAGAAATAAAATCAAATTTAGAAGTTGCAAAGCATGGCGACCATGACCAGTCAAGTCATGGTTCTTGGTCTGATAACCCACACAATGCAGATAATCCAAGACACATGGACTCAATGGATATGGGTTTAGGTCGTCCAAAGAAACAGCGTAAGTTAAGTATGGCTGAAAGAATGTTGATTGCTCGCATAGCATCTCCCGCAACAAATTATGCCCGTCGCGCTCAAAGAGGTGGGTATAGCCCACAACCAGATTTCGGCAGAACTTATCAAAACGCGGGTAAAATTACAGGATATGTTCCTAACCCAAGTGAAAATCCATCGTGAGTTCTTCAATCATTGATGTAACTATTGAAATTCTTTCCAATATGGGTTTAGAAGCATCCAGAGTTACAACACCGCCTGGGTATGCTGGTATAACAGTTTTATTGCCACATGATTCACAAGCATTTTATATCTGGAGCAAAATGGACGAAGGCGATTTTCATTTTAGATTAGCGCGTTTTTGGGAGAGCGATAATCCTTTTTCTATGTGGGCTTGTCCTGATTTAGTCCAAGCCATTGCCAAGACTCGGGTATTGCTAAATCAATAAAAGGCACAAAACGGGCGTATGGTATTCTGAGCCTGTCAAGACCCGAGATTTATCATGCAGTCCATACTGTCGTGGGAATCTCTTTTCGTGAGGAGTTATTTTGGCATCTCGTACTCGTAAGATGGTAAATCTTGCAATCGAAGAAACCAGCGGGGTAGACCATCCTGCTCATCTACACGAAGGCTGGCTGGTTATGAAATCAGCCGACGAATCTGAAGTTCAGAGGGTTTTAGACGAAACGCTCACCGAGGAGGACTCCAATATGGAGGAAACAACAACCACGGCTACTGAAGCGCAGGTGGAGAAGGCTGAAATGACCATGGAGGATGCAATGAAAAAGATTGCTGAACTTGAGGCTAAATTGGCAGAAGCCGCTAAGGAAGAAGTTGGCGAACCTAAAATGATGGGTAAGTCAGTAGATGCCTCAGAGGAATTCTTGAAGTCCGCTCCTGAGCCAGTCGTCAAAATGATTGAAGATTTGCGTAAGCAAGCAGAAACGGCAACAGCCGCACTTCAGGCAGAGCGCGATTCTCGCGCAGATGTTGAAGCCATTGAAAAAGCAAAGGGTTGGGCAAACATCAACCTTGATGCAGAAAAAGTTGGACCAGCGCTTCGTCGTTTGTCCTCAATTGATTCAGACCTTGCTAAAGCAGTTGAAGATGTTCTTACATCAATCAACGCTCAGGCTGAGTCAGCAAATATCTTTGCAGAAATCGGCAAATCTGCGGACTTCAAAGAAGGCAATGCTTATGGTCGTATGACCGCTATGGCAAAGTCGGCTGTTGAAGATGGAGTTGCAAAGTCTTTTGAGCAAGCGCTCGCAGATGTAGCAATTAAAAATCCAGAACTTTACAGCCAATACCTATCCGAGAAAGGTGCCTAAACCATGGCATTTGAATTTAATAATTATGCAGTAAAAATTTCAAGAGTGGCTGGTGCCGATTTATCTGCACTTCAGTACACTTTTGTTAAATTAAGTACAACTGACACAGTTGTTACTTGTTCAGCCGCAACTGATATTCCAATCGGTGTATTGCAGAACGCACCAACATCAGGACAGGAAGCCGAAGTTCTAATCGTCGGTGGAACTAAGTTAGTCGCTGGCGCAACCGTCGCTATTGGCGACCTATTAGGCGTAACATCCGCCGCAAAAGCAAGCGTTGTTACAACAACAGATACAACTAAGTATGTTCTTGGTAGTGCCATTACAGGTGGCGCAAGTTCTGATGTAATTACCGCAGTCATCAACTGTGCTAACCCAACTAGAGCGAACTAAGGAGATATAACTCATGCCACAACCAACGGGCGGTCAAGTCCATATTGATGCGATTCTGACAAACATTTCAGTAGCGTATCTTCAAAATCAAGATAATTTTATTGCAGACAAAGTATTCCCAGTAATTCCTGTGGATAAAAAGTCTAACAAATTCTTTACTTACACCAAAAATGACTGGTTCCGTGACGAGGCTCAACGCCGCGCAGGTGGAACTGAGTCTGCTGGTGGAGGTTACGGTCTTTCAACTGGTTCTTATAGCGCAGATGTATTTGCTTTCCATAAGGATGTAGATGACCAGACTCTTTACAACTCAGACACACCATTAAACCCACTACGCGAGGCAACAGAGTTCGTAACTCGTCGTTTAATGCTTCGCAAAGAAGTACAATGGAACACAGATTTCTTCGCTGGCTCTGTTTGGGCTAACGACTATGATGGTGTTTCAGGAACTCCTTCAACAAACGAAGTAAAGCAATGGTCAGATTACGCCGCTTCAGACCCAATTGATGATATTGAAGATGCCAAATCAGGTATTCTTTCAACAACTGGCATGGAAGCAAACACTTTAGTATTGGGATACGATGTATTCCGCGCACTAAAGAATCACCCTGACATTGTAGACCGTATCAAGTACACATCTTCACAGACTGTTACTGCCGATATGTTAGCCGCGATGTTTGATATTCCTCGCGTTATCGTTTCCAAGGGTGTCAAGGCAACAAACAACGAAGGTGCTACTGCCGCGTATTCATTTACATCAGGTAAGAAAGCCCTTCTTTGCCATGTTGCACCAAACCCAGGCTTGCTAACTCCTTCTGCTGGATACTCGTTCGCATGGACAGGTGTATCAGGCGGACTCGGAGCAACAGTTGGTACTTCACAGTTCCGTATGGAACACCTCAAGGCTGACCGAATTGAAGCAGAAATGGCTTTTGATAATAAAGTCATCGCTTCTGACCTCGGTTGGTTCTGGGATACAGTCGTCGCTTAATTAAATTGAGTAGGGAGGGGGACTAGAAACCCTCTCCCTCTCCAAAACAAGGAGAAATATGTTTAATCAAATTACGCGAGGAAATGCGCGAGTTGGCGCACTTACCGTAACTGGTAATTTGCAACAGATTCGTTCAGTAACAAACATTGCTGATGGTGCCTCAATGGTACATACGGTAGCGGGTATGCAAGGTGGTATTACTACTGCGACCCTTACAACGGCAAGAACTATCACTACTCCAACCGCCGCCGCTATTATTGCCGCAACGGGTTCTGTTGTAGGGACAAGTTTTAAGTTTAGTTACATCAACTTAGCGGCTTATGTTGCTACTTTGGCTGGTGGAACTGGTGTAACAATCGTAGGACTTGCAACAACAGCCGCGACTGCTGGACAAGCATCTCGTTGGCAAGTAGTTGTGACTGCTCCAACAACAGTCTCAATTTACCGAATAGCATAATGCAAAAACTTGTTCTCAAGAAGATGATTGCTGACGGAAAGCAACTCAATCACGGAGATATAGTAGATGTATCAGGTTGGAAGTATGTTGATAAGTTGGTAGAACAGCGTTATTTAACTGACGCCCCTGAAGTCAAAATTAAAGAAAAAGCCACCAAATAATTATGGGGGTGGCAATTCAGAGATGAGTTGCCACCCTTTTTTAATGAGGAGTTAAAATGGGTTTAAGTTATACAAGAGTCTCTGTTACAACATCGCCCACTATTTTAACTATCGCCGCACTTGATGGTGGAAGAAGCGGTAAGTCAGTTTGTATCCAAAATCCATCAGGCGGGGCAACTGTTTATCTTGGTGATGCAAGCGTGACTACATCTGTTTATGGATATGCCCTAGCGGGTGGTTCTGATTTTGTTATTGAATTAACAAAACAAGAAGATATTTATGGCGTTGTTGCCTCTTCTACTCAGACAGTCAATGTAATGCGACAAGGAGTATAAAAAATGGCAGTTTCAGGAGCAGTTATGCCAATTACCACAGCCCGAAGTGTAATCTCACTCGGGGGCGGAAGTCGTGGGCAAAAGTTGTATATTCAAAATACAAGCGCCGCTGTTATTTATCTCGGAGGCTCTGATGTTACAACTAGCGTTTTTGGTTGGGCTTTGCCAGCAACAAGCGGAACATTAACAGTTGAACTTGAGTACGGAGAATCTCTTTACGCTATTGCTGGTTCTAGCGTTAATCTAAATGTCCTTCGCATAGGGGTTTAACCCATGGCGTTGCCAGCCTCCCTTTCTACTTGCACAGTTGAAGCCACCTATGTTGATTTAATTGGCAATCCTGTAAGCGGGTCAGTTACTTTTACCCCACAAACCATTCTTAAAGAAACAACTCTCAATGTTATTTTGATGCCCACAGCAATTGTAAAAACACTTGATGCTTCTGGTTCTTTGAGTTTAACTTTGCCTTGCACTAGCGATACAGATGTAACACCACAACCTTTTATTTACACCATCGTTGAAAACTTTACTGGTGGTAGAACTACTCAAATTGCCTTGCCTTTATCAGTTGCAAACACCACTCAAAACCTTGCTGACTTACTCCCTGCCGTTTCAACCGCAGTTGCCGCCTCTTATGTCAGCCTTGACCAGTATCAGGTGCTTCTAGCGCGTTATACAGCCGATGAGTTGGTGCGTTTAATTGTGGTCAATGGCGAAGATTATGTTGAAAACTCAGCCACTTATGCAACAGCCACGGCAACAGCGGCAACAGAACTTGTAAATTTTACGGCTAAACAGATGATGTTGATGGGGGTCTGAAATGGCAGAACCGTATGTCCCTATCGCCGACCACACAACTTACGCCTCTCTTGCGACCAGTATTGAAATAACAACTAATGCCGCAAGTTCAAATGCTACGGCTTTAGCCGCGGCAGAGACTTCCGCCTTAGCCTCCAAAACAGCGGCTTTGGCTCTTGTCGCGCAAAAGTTTGATTTATTCTTTTTAGTTGGTGCATGATGGCTTTGCCAACAAATTTAACAAGCGTAACGATAACTGGTGCCTATGTTGATTACTCAGGGACAGCAATAAAGGGGCAGGTGACTTTTACCCTAGGAGATGTTTTGCGTTCTGGAATTGATAATGTCATGGTCGCGCCGTCTACCGTAGTTGTCTCTCTAGTCAATGGCGCTTTTTCAGTTACTCTCCCTGCTACAAATGACCCAGATGTAATTCCTAACCCCTATACATATACTGTTGTTGAATCATTTACTGGTGGGCGAACTTACACAATCAGTATTCCTTATGACACCGTAGGCTCTTTAGATTTGGCAGATATAAGTCCTTTGCCAACAATTGCTACTACTTATGTTCAATTGGTTGATGATACAACTTGGACAACGCTAGAAGTTCTCATTGATGCCCTTGATGTAAAGATTGACCAACCAACTGCGTCAATAATTGCATCAGGTAAGTATTGGTATATCCCATCTACTTACGCTACTTACACAGCGTTAGACACCGCTTTTGCTACCTATACAGCACTAACGGCTTCAAATTACTACCTGCAAGGAGCAGATATTTCCTCCTTTGTTACAACCGCGCAAGCATCCGCAACAGCGGCAACCGCAAGTGCTTCCACAGCCACAACAAACGCATCCGCTACAATAAACCCATTGCTTTTAATAGGAGGATAATCCATGGCAACTACTTATTCAACGCT